AAAGGAGAAAATATTATGAAATTAACATTAATATCAGATGATGGTATTCTTTTAAATCAATGGGATGTTGATAAAGATTTTGGTGATCTTACAATGCCATTGCCTCAAAAAGATATGACTAATGATATAGTAAATGAAATTTTAAAAGAAAAAGAAAAAAATAAATAATTTAAAGGAAAAATATTATGAGAATACATAAGTATTGGATATGGGTGTACGACGATATAATTGGTGTATGGTTTCATTTTACAGAAGCTAATAAAAAAGTACAAGAAGCATGCGCTAAAGTTGAAGAAGCTCATCGTCAATTACAGTTAATTGATGCTGAAGAATTAATTCCGATAGAAGATAAAACTCAAAATTCAAAAATGAATAAAAAAGTATTCTCAGATATCACTCCCGAAAGAGTAATGAAAAAATTAAATAAGTGAGGTAAAATATGAAGAGAATTAAATCTATATGTAAGCACAAATGGGAAGTAATAAGAACAATATGGCCATACAAATATGGTTATGGAACAATTTGTAAAAGATGCAATACACTATTAGATTCTGGTCTTGAAAAGAAAAAAGCAAAACAAGTAGTAAAAAAAATGAATAAGGAGTTAAAAAATGAAAAGAATAAAGTATAAGAACATCAAAGATAAAGATCTTTTAGAAACTCTTGAAGCATTCAAAAATACTGGTGTGAAAATTACTGATGAGACTATAATAACTATTAAAAAAGTAAAAGGAACACACTTTGAAGAGTTTGATTTTGAACAACCAAATATTGGTGGTATATACTCATTTTAATCAGGGAGGTTTTAATATGATTTTCTATATATTTATATTAGGATTGATTATTGTTATTTCTATAGGATTATCTGTGATCACTGTTTATTTTGAACATAGGAAAGAAATTAGAAGCACAAAATTAAGGAGCTATGAAGAAAATTATTTTGATAATAATATATATTATTTAAGTAAAGATAAAAAATATTAAAGTGTTTAAAAAAAATATGAATAGTATATAATTATATTATAGGAGAATGTTATGAAAGAGATTAAATTTCGAGTATGGGAGAAAGAACAAAAAAGGATGTTTGCCGTATATGAATTTAATGAAGATCATGTCGCTGAAGATTCAATACATCCAAGAAAAGTTTGTATTCTTATGCAATACACAGGGCTTAAGGATAAGAATGGCAAAGAGATATATGAAGGGGATATTGTTAGACTTGGAAACTATCCTTTTACTAAAGATATAGAAAAAGTAGAATGGGATAATAGTTTATGTGGGTTTTCACCTTTTGCGAAGTTGTTATGTCCTCTATATGAAGATGATGATGTAGGAGAAGTAAGACCCGAAGCAAGTTTTTGTGAAGTAATCGGAAACATATATGAAAATCCAGAATTGAGGGAGGAGGAATGAAATGAAAGAGGTTAAATTCAGGGCTTGGCACACTGGTTTAAAAAGAATGTATTATGATGTCAATATTAATTCAAAAGGATGGTTGTCTCAATCAACTCATTATGGCGGAACCAATGATACGGCTATGCAATATATAGGGCTTCATGATAAGAATGGTGTTGAAATATATGAGGGGGATATAATTAAATATGATTGGACAAGAGGAAAGACAAAAAGAGGGACAACGGTAACGGAAATTATTCGGGAAAATACAATGTTTACAATAAAGAAAAATGATACTGTGTTTCAAAATTATGCTGTATTTAATCTTGTAGGACTTATGAAAGTAATCGGAAACATATACGAAAATCCAGAGTTATTAAAAGGAAAATAATATAAAAGAAAAAGAATTTGAAAAAAGAATATTTAGTTCCAAAGATAGAAGGAATAAAAAATGAAAAAGATTAAAGATAATGAAATATGTACATTTATAAATTTAAATGCTGAAGATGTATTTGTAAAGATACTTCCTTCTAGTAAGAAACAAGGGATAAGCGCATTTGTTAAAAACGAAAATGGAAGAGCAACAAGTATGATAACACAAAAAAATTATTCATTTAATTATGATGATGAAGTAAAAAAGATAGGAATTTTAAAAGATTTTATAGAAGAGGAGGGAACATGAAAAGAGTATTGATATTTATAGGGTTGAAGTTGTGGGAGATTGGTAAATTTCTATTTAAATGGATAGGGTATTTTTTGATAGCTGTATTAATAATGGGGGTAGTTGCATCGGTTATATTGGGTTTGCTTTTTAGTCTTGGGTGGATGACATTACCAATATGGAATTTAACTGGAGCTAATCTTTTTGTTGAAAAGGGTGATATTATGATTTCGCAATTTGTTGACAACAGAATATTGACAGGATCTATTTCATTAGTAGCATTTGGAATTTTGACTCTTTTAATCTCTAGGTTTATTTGGCTGATTAATAGACGATATGTTTTGACGGATTGGATCAAGTCAAACTGGATTAAAGCAGGCAAGATAGCGAATAAGAAATAGTTCTTTTAAAATCAAATAAGGTGTTGGCGGGAAATCGTAGCAGAAATATAATTATAAGCAACCTATAATTATAGGGTTCACACGACTTATAAGGCGTAAGTCCAGAGGGTTGACTGGGTGTCTCCGTCAGCACCGCCTGAAATAATAAGACAGAGTATCTGTCAAAGGTCGAGCGGAGCAGTGCTTTAAACGGTACCCGGTAGCGAGTAGAAAAATCGAAAGCGGAGGTTCAACGGCTGTAGCCGCTCGGCTGATTTAAGGAGGTAGGTATGGAATTAGAAAACATTTGTTGCGATTTAGAGATAAGCAAGAGTTTAAAGGAAAAGGGATTTAGGCAGGATGGATTATGGATATGGGTTATAGCCAAAAGACCTTCTGATGGTGTCGTTCTTTTTGATAGAACTACAGCAAAGAATTGTAATGTAGATAAATATTCAGCACCCACAGCCGAAGAACTATTGATGGAGTTGCCGAAAGTATTGGAAAATGATGTGTATGATGATTTTTATCTTGATTTGAGAATATATGAAAAAGAATCAGAATGTTTTTATAAAGATAGGTGGGAAGAAAGAACTCTTTATATCAATGATGAAAAGGTAAGCTTTGTAGATAAAAAACTCTGCAATGCCCTTGCAAAGATGTGGATCTATCTTAAAGACAATGGATTACTGAAGTCTAAATAATGGAGGTGGATGTATGAGGGCATTAAATATGGTAATCGGAATGATTTGTATTGTTGTTAGTATGGTAATGTATACAATTGGGATAATTCAGGAATCAAATTTTAAGTTATCAGGCTCTATATGGGTTTTATTAATTGGATTTTTAAATATGTGGATAAGCAGTAAATAAAAAAGAAAGAGGATAATGGAGGTGGAGTGTGAAAGTAAAGATAAAACCAAAGGGAAAAAATATAGAATTAGGTAATTTTGTAGGAAAGTCTTGGACAGAGGGGTTCAGGGAATTTGGTTGTGATGAAGTTATAATAGAGGGGGATAACGGTGATGCTATTTTATTGGATTGGAATATGCCTTATGTTCGATACGATAATGAGGAAGACGAAAAAAAGTGGAATGAATATATTGCAAAAAGAAAGAAAGAAGGATGGAGATGGTCTGCAAGCTGGGGTTATGGATTCTTTAAATTGATTAAGGAGAAGCCATGAATAAGACAGAGTTACTGAAGTCTAAATAATGGAGGTGGAGTGTGAATAAATATAGAATTGTTAGGTGTCTTGGTTGCGGAAAAAAGAATTGTTATTTTCCGGACACAGTTAAACTCAAAGGATGTACAAGTTGTGGGAGTATGGATGAAAAAATTATTTCAGAGGATAATGGCGAATTTGATAGAGCATTGAAAGCGTGGATGAATGAACCAGTAGAGAAATGGTTGGAATCTGTAGGACAGGAGAAGCCATGAATAAGATAGAGAAAGCTGAAGTCTAAATAATGGAGGTGGAGTATGGTGACATTGACAACTACTGATGGATATATGTATTACATTTATTCTATTGGAGAAAAAACAGGTGATGTCAAAACAGCAGTATATAAATTTAATTATGAATATAATTATTTTGAATTAATAAATATTAAATAATGGAGGTGTAGTGTGGGTAATGAAAAAGCAAAAATGTTTTTAAGTGCAAACAAACATCCAGAATGTAATGGGGATGAGTGGGGTTCTTTAGATATGATTGATTGCTATGGACGTAAGCATGAAAGAATATTGCATTATAGTGGACAAAGAGAAAAAGAGAAGTTATTGAAATTGGCGAATTATTTCAATGCAGTTTCTGGATATACTTGTAGATGGCCTTAAAAAAGCCATTGAAATAATCAAGAGAGTGAAGGAGGAGATAGAAGTTGTTTGTGATCAATGTAAGGATAGCGTTAAGGAGGAGAAGGTATGAGTGCAGAAATTAAAGTTGTAATAAAGACAAAAAACGGAGTAAAGATTGAACTTGAACAATCAGAGGCAAAAAGTTTATACCATGAGCTAAAAAACATTTTTGAAAAAGAGAAAGAATATATTCCACAGCCATATCCGTATCCGGTTAATCCGTATCCAATAAGACCGTGGTATGAGATCACATGGACAAGTGGAAATTATTCAACGAATTGTTATGCAAAGGAGAAGAAGGATGGATAAGTGGAAAAAGAGATATATATGGAGTTTGATAATTGGATTTATATTGACAGTATCGGGATGGTCAATGTGGGCTTGGCAATGGGAATTAATGCAAGGGTATAGAAGCGCTTCAAGGTGTTATAAGTTTCAAGCTGAATTTTGGAAAAAGGAATATATTGATTTATTGAGAAGCACGCAAGAGGAGAAATAATCATGGAGAGACCGAAGAAATTGCCGGAATATACAAGTGATCCAGATATGACCAATGGAACATATAGTCATACAAAGGATAGAGTTCGGTGGTATAATCTTGACTGGAATCAAGGGCATAATGAAGCCATTGACGAAATGCAGAAATGGATTGAGTGGTTGATTGATGAAGAGATAAAAATAATTAAAAAAGAATATATGTATCATGATGTTGTTTATAGAACCGGATATAAAGAGGCATTACAAGAATTAAAAAGGAAGGTGAAAGAATGAATAAGCCGAAGCCACAGAAAAAGGAAGGAGTAATTAAATTTTTGAAATATGATGGAGCTTGTGCTTATGCTAAAAATAAATTATATTCAGCAGGCTATAATTGTGCCATTGACGAAATGCAGAAATGGATTGAGGGGCTGATTGATAATATGCACTCTGTCATGGGTGGTGCAGGAAGTTATATTAAAGGATTTAGCGATGGATTTGAAAGTGCAAAAGAAGGATAAAAAAGGAAGGTGAAAAATGACAGTTGAGGAATTGAGAAAAGAGTTTGAAAAGGAATTAATTGAAAAATTTGAAGATAGATTAGATATAGATGCTATTTTTGAACATGGGCGAAAATCATATAATTATTGGACACAATATTCTGAATGGCTGGAGCAGAAGATCATAGGAGAAAGGAATACTCCTGCTTGGGCTATTTGGCAAAGAGAGGGATATAATAAAGGAATGAATGCAGAAAGCGAAAGAGTGTTGAGGGTGATTGATGAGGAGATAAAAAAATATGAAAAAGATAAAATTCAAAGTGGAAGCAAGGCATTATTACAAATGGGTTTAATATCAGAAATGTTAGAATTAAAAAGGAAGGTGAAGGAGGAGAAGGATGGGAGTTGAAAGAGTGGATTATAGCAGTGAAGATGAATATCAACAAGCATTACAACAAGAACAATTAGAATATAAACAACAACAAGAAGAACATGCTCAAGAGAAAGAAATGAACGATTGTTTAAGTTACTTATCAGAAATTGTGGAAAGATATGGATATAATTTAGTCGAATATTGCCTACGAGCATTTGAACCGAATAAAAAGAAATCAAAATCTAGATCTAGAAAATATGATGGAGACGAAATACCATTTTAGAGGATGAGAACATGAAAATATTAGTATACATTAAAAATGATATGATAAGTATATTAAAGAGATTAAATGATTTGCATAATATTGCAGTTAAGTTAGAAAAATCTATTAATAAACTAAATGTTCAATTAAAGGGAGATATTAAAGAGATTGATGAGATAATTAAAAAATACAAAAAAGTAATAGAATTTTATGAAATAAATAAAAATAAGGAGGTAAGAGATGGGAGAAATAGCTGATTTAATAATTGAAGGATATTGTTGTGCTGAATGTAGCATATATTTTGAAGAGCCACATGGATATCCGGTATTATGTAATGACTGCTGGAATAGCCGAACAAAAGAAGAAAGAGAAGGATATCAAAAATCAATTTATAAGGAGGCGTAATAATGAGCGATGTTTTGAAAAGTTATTATATTGGCGATCCAGATGAACCTTATAAAAGAGGTCAGAGTAAGAACAAGCAAGTTCACTGTCTATGTTGGTTATTAATTTATAAAAAGGGTAAATTTTTTGCTAATAAAAACGAATATAAAATATCTAAAGGTGGCTCGGGTATTGGTACTGTAAAGTCAATAAAAGAAGCAAAATCAATGTTGTATCAATTTGCTGTTAGATATTTAAAAAATATGCAGAATGAACGCATTGATGAATTGAGTAGAATTAATAAAGCTTTAAAGGAGCTTGGAAGCGAGTCAGAAAATTTAGATAAGTTTATGGGTGAATATAAAGATTAATTAATTTGGAGGTGTAATATGAATAAAATTACAATAATATTTTTTATTTTTATTTTTAGTATTAATATTTATGCTAAAGATATAGTTGGTTGGGAGAACTTAAAGTGGGGAATGTCAATGAAAAAAGTTATTAAAGAGTCAAAGACTGTGATTATAAGAAAAGAAAAATTTGATAACGGGACAATGTTAATAACAAAGACGATGAAAAAATTTGAAGCTATAAATGTGATGTATATCTTTTTGAAAAAGAAGCTTTTTTCAGTGGTTGTAACATATCAGCCAGGACACAATTTTTTTAATGTAGTAAGAGAATGTAATAAGAAATATGGGAAAGATTATTTAGAAGCAACTACTGATTATGAAGATTCCAGACATATTATATGGAGATTAAAGAAGACTATAGTTCATCTTAAGTTGACTAATATGAATTACGGCCCGATAAGAACTTCAGTTACTGTTTATAAAAGAACTAAAGAATGGAAAGAGATTTTACCTGAAAGTATTCAAACATTAATGAAAATATACGGGAAATAGATATAAAAAAGTTTCAATAATATTGAAATTTCTTGTTTACATTGTAACTTAAAAGATATATAATATAAATGTAATGTTAAAAAAGCAAAATCTTATTAAGGATAATGCTAGATATACTTTTCATCCCATTATACAATTGATTATAAGCTGCGCACCTTGATCTCGGTGCGTGGCTTTTTTTTTATTTATTTATGGAGGTTTTAAATGTTGTCTTTATCTTCATTAGGCGAAAGAAAGTTTAAAGAAGCTTTCAATATTAAAAACGATATTTCTTCTGATTCACAGCCTCAGACAATTCACGAATTAGCAAAATTAAAAGCTATAGAGAATGCAGGACTTCAACAGATTGATTTTTTAAAAAGTTATCAAAATGATTTATTATTTTATAAACAAAATAGAAAAGGGAATGGCGCGATAAATGCTCCAAAAGGAATGATAGAGCCAGCAGAATGGATGGCAGAATGGGGATACGGCATTCATGGAGTAAGAGAAAAATTCTTTCATTTATCGTTTAGAATACTTAGACAAATAGCTCAAAGAACAGCTCCAATAAGTACAATACAAAATGTAAGATGTATGCAGATAAGACCTTTTTCTGAAACAAGTTATAATGATGACGATGTTGGGTTTAGGGTTAAATTGAAAGATAAAAAAGGAACGCCTTCTAAGAAAGATGAAAAAATAATGAAAGAGATTGAAGAGTTTTTATTATATTCTGGATATACTAACTTCGAGGGTGCAGATGAAAGAGAAGAAGGTTTATCAGATGTTGTTGAATTGATTACAAGAGAAATGATGACTATTGATCAAGTAGCTATAAGTCTTAGAAGAAATAAAAAAAATAAAATATTAGATTATTGGATATTAGATGCTGCTACGATTAAAAGGACGATGAAAGACAAGGGTTTTCAGGGAGACAAAAGTATTGCATTCGTACAAGAAGTAAATGGAAGGTTTGTAGAGACATTCACAAAAGATGATCTAATATTTTATTTTATGAATAGAAGAACAGACATAAGGCAAAGAGGATATGGATATTCTTACATTGAAATGTCTCTCGATATGATAACTGCTTGGCTATTTGCAATGGCATATAATAAAGAGATATTTAATTCGTCTTCACAGCCTAAAGGAGTAATTTCTTTCGAAGGAGAGAAAATTGAACAAGGTGATTTAGAAGAACTTCAAAGACAATGGATATCAATGTTTCGAGGCGTAAAAGGAATGTGGAGAACTCCATTTTTGCAGCACAACGCAAAATGGATACCAATAGCTCCTCCGAATAGAGATATGGAGTTCAATGAATATACACAGACATTAGCTTCATGGATATGTGCGATTCACGGAATAGACCCAGCAGAATTAGGTTTAAGATTTAATAGAACACAAGCTACATTATATGAAAATAGACAAAATGAAATAACTTATAGTAGAGATCGAGGGTTAAAAGATATATTAGCTTTCGTTCAAAGTATTCTTAATAAGATAATTGAAAGAGTACCAGAATGGGATCCTTATAGAATGGAATTCACTGGAATAGAAGCTAAAGATCAATTAGCAGAACTTAATGTAGATGAGAAACAAACACAAGTATATATGACAATAAATGAAAAGAGAAAAGAAAAAGATCTTAAGCCTATAGACGGTGGAGATATAATTAATAATCCAAACTTTCTACAAGCACAACAAATGAAACAGATGAGTGAGATGCAAGGAGGGATGAGTGTTGGAAATGAATTTGGTGAAGAACCTGAAGAAGATATAGAAGAAACACCTAAAGAAAAAGAACAACCCAAAGAAGAATTTAAATTTGAAAAATCAAAACAAGATTATATAGAGATCTTACCATGAAAAAATTGATATTGAAATTAGAGAAATCAAAAGAATATCCTATAGGGCATATAAGTCAAAAGACTGGATTGAAAAAAATAAGTAAAGGAAAGTGGGTATCTATAAGTAAAAAAGAAAACAAATTAAGACTTGATGTTATTTCTTCTAAAGATATAAAAAAACTTAAAGAA